CGAATATTTTTACTGGAGGAACTGCGAATGTTCCAATTATTAATTTAGTAAATTCTCCATCAGTAAATAATTTTACTGCAAGTGGAAATACAGATTTAAATGTACTTTCAGCTGATACAATTTTTTCAGGAAGTACGGATTTGTATGATATTTTTTCAACTACCGATGAAGATGATAAAACAAGAGTTCAAGGTGGAACAAATATAAGTACAGGTGGAACTGCGAATGTTCCAATTATTAATTTAGATGATAATATTTTTTTAAGCTCTGTTTCTGCTGGAACTATGTCTGCTGGCACAATTTTTTCAGGAAGTACAGATTTATATGACATATTTATAACAGAGTCAGGAAGTGCTATATGGACAGATGATGGAACAGATGTAAAACCAGTAAATGTTACAAGAAATATAGATACAAATGGCTATTATAAACAGGGTGCTGTTCATCTTGTAAGTCAAGATAATACGTTAAATAATTTATCTGTGGGAAATACTAATCCAGCAACGGTATCTGGTAAAGATAATGTATTTATAGGTTTAACAGCAGGAGGTAATGTTACATCTGGTCGTAGAAATACTGCTATTGGATATAAGTCTTTATTTACAACTACAACTGGTGCTGAGAACATTTCGATCGGTTGGCAAGCTTTATATAACAATAATGTCGGTCGCAATATAGCAATAGGTAGCCTATCATTGTTTAGCAATACTAGTGGTGAAGGACATACGGCGGTTGGCTATCAATCATTATATACTATTACAACATCTGATCATTGTACCGCAATAGGAAATGGTGCGTTACGGATGAATACCAGTCGGCGTAATTCGGCGGTTGGCTATTGGGCATTAAAAAATAATTCTACAGGAACGGAAAATGCAGCGTTTGGCTATGCAGCGTTGAGTAATAATTTAACTAAAAGTTATAATGTTGCTGTTGGGTCTAATGCAATGTTATCATCTAATGGTACAGCTAATATAGGAGTTGGAGCATATGTATTAGTCGGAAATACTGGTAACCATAATTTGTCGATGGGATACTACGCAATGTATCAAAACGCTGGTAATTATAATATCTCTATTGGAAATGAAACTCTAAAAGCTAATACAACTGGTGGGCAAAATGTTGTTATAGGATATAAAGCAGGTTTTTTTAATGTTGACGGAGATGGTAGTGTCTTCCTAGGATATAATGCAGGATACAGTGAAACGGTAGGCGCCAGGCTGTATATAGCAAATAGTAACACTTCTACACCTCTAATATATGGAGAGTTCGATACAGCTAGCCACGGATTTCCTTTTGTAAAGATTAACGATTTCTTAAAGTTAAACCCAATAGCAACTGCACCAACAAGCCCTGAAGAAGGTATGGTATATTCAAATAGTGCAGATAATACAATTAAATATTATAATGGAACTAAATGGGATACTTTAAATCCATCAGTACAATATATAACAACATCTGCGAGCACATATGCACTAAATGTGACCACAGATACTATTTTATTTGTTGGAGCAAACTGCACAGTAACAATAGATACTGATATGTTAACAGCCCAGGTAGATGTTACAATAATCTCACAAGGTGTTTTTACAATCACAGCTAATACAGAAGGAGTTGAATTGATTAACGGACAAGCAACGCAAAACATAAGTGCTTATGATGCAATGAACTTTTGTACTGATGGAATAAATTATTATATTAAATAAAAAAATTAAAATTATGAGTAATTTTGGAGCAATAACACAAAACGTAATAGCTGATGATAATAATAGCACAGTTGCTAATATAGATTTAGGTGCTACTTGGAGCGGAATATCTACATCAACATTAGGTGTGGTTGGATTACAATATTCAATTAAAACAGATCAAAATTGCATTGTTTATATAGATCAATCTCCTGATGGAATTAATTGGGATTTATGTGATAATTTTAACATTATAGCAACTAAAGGTGGTGTTGGTTGGACCACTCAGGCGATTAGTTCTTATGTAAGGGCTAGGATAGAAAATGTCGGATTTACTGGGACAACATATATGAGAACTCAAATGGCATTATGCCCAATTGTTGATGCTGTACCAAGAGCATTAAGTGAGGACGGTAGATTAAAGAGTGAATGTCACATATCAAATCCAAATGATAGGCACGCTTGGGTTTCTCATCAAAATGAATTATTAACAACACCAGTTTATAGATTAGTGGGGACTTCTTTTAATGGAGAAAATGACCCTAATTTTTGGACAGAGGATAATTCTGATGGAGGTGCAATTGCTTATGGAGGATTAGCTACATTAACAACGTCAACCGATACTGCTGGAACTGCGATATTAAATTCTGTAAAAAAAGGACGTTTTGTTACAGGGTCTTCAAACAAAATAGCAGGAGCATTAAGACTTACAACATTACCAGTAGCAGGTAATGTAAGAAGAGTAGGATCTTATGATGATAATAATGGATTCTTTCTTCAGTTAAGTGGAGCAACGCTAGGAATAGGGCATAGAAAGGAGACTTCGGACATAATTGTTAACAACGGTTCTTTCAATGGAGATTATGGAACTACCGTTAATTTTGATACTGAAATAGGTACAAATGCCTTTAAAATTATGATTGAATATGGACCTTTATTTGCCCAATATTTTGTGGATGATATTTTACTACATTCAATAAAAGCAACAACAACAACATTAGTAGAAACACTTACATTGCCTATTAGAATAGAAAATTACAATACTGGTTCAGCTGTAAATAATGGTGTTTCTGTATTTAATACTTCTATTTTTAGAGTCGGGGAATTATATACATCTACCACATATAAATATATGAGTGGAGCAGATACAAGTGTTTTGAAATATGATGCAGGAACTCTACATTCAATTATAGTTTCAGACAATGCTGGTAATGCAGATATATATGATGGAACTGATGATACAGGAAAAGTAATTGCTGAAATGGATTTATTATCAGGAACATATGTTTTTAATTTAGACTTTTCAGATGGGTTATATGTTGAAACATCAATAGGAGCAAACATTACAATAGTATATGAATAAAAATAAAATAAATAATAAATAAAAATTACATATTATGAATGGAAATGGATTAAGAAAAATAGAATTAGATTTAGGATTAGAATTTGGTCTTAAAAAACACCTTATAGTAACAAATTTAAATATTAATTTGGGAGAAATTGATAAGGGGATTTTAAATAAAGAACGTCAATGCATTGAAGTTGAATATTATGTTACGTGGACAGATGAATTATCTAATACTATTGTTAAGCAAGAATGCGGAATGTATATAAATGATAATTCAGATTCAGAAAATCTATTTTTAGATAAATGGGATACAATGATATCACAAAATGAATTTGGTAAATTAATTTCAGATGGAATATTATATTATTTAACAACTGTGGTATTTAAGTGATAATTTTCTTATGTTATTTGTGTATTTTATTGTTTATTTTGTTTTTTTTTAATGATATATTTATAATAGAAGCGGTTAATTTTTTAATTTAGAGAAAATTAGATATCGTTATAAAAATTATTTATGGAATTAGATCAATATCAAAAAGAATATTTAAGGTGTTCAGCAGATCCAAAATATTATTTAAATAATTATGGATATGTTTTTGATGTAGATAAAAACAAGATTGGAAAAATGACTTGTTACGAGTATCAAAACAATTGTCTTGATGATTTTCATAAGCATACAAATAATATAATTTTAAAAAGCCGACAGTGTTTACCAAAAAACACTTTGATTGATACCCCAAAAGGAAGAAAAGTTATACAAAATTTAAAAAAGGGCGATAAAGTTTATTCATTTAATAGAGATACAAGAACAAAAGAATGTGATTTTATTGAACAATCTTGGGAAAGTGGTGAAATGCAATGTGTAAGGTTTTATTTAAAAAATGGAAAAAGTTTTGAAGTTGGTGAAAATCATCCATTTTTAGTAAATGGAAAAGGGTGGGTTAAATCAAAAGAATTGCAAGATGGCGATGAAATTGTTAATGCAGATTCACAAAGAAAATCTATTATAGATAGGGTTATTGATACAATTAAGAAAAAAACATATGACATTTCTGTTATTAAAAATGAAAATTTTTTAATAGATGGTATGGTGACTCATAATACAGGTCTTTCTGTTGTCACTGCTGGATATGTTGCTTGGAGGTTGATTTTTAGAAAAGATGAAAAAATATTAATTATTGCCAATGATGGAGATGGTGCAGTTAGGTTTTTAACCACAGTAAAGCAGTTTGTGGACTATACGCCAAAATGGTTATTGCCAGGAGATGGAGATCCTTTATTAAGAAATCAAAAATTTATACAATTAAAAAATGGTTCATATGCACAAGCTAAAGCAAGTAGTTCACAAGCTGGCCGTGGAGATTCTTTAACTTTATTGGTTTTAGATGAAACTGCTTTTATTGAGCATGCTGATAGTATATGGATGGGAGCTGGTATGGCTTTATCAAGAACTAATGGAAAATGTATTATGATTTCAACTCCAAATGGAACTCAAAATCTTTATCATAATACATGGGAAGGTGCAGAAGAGCGTATAAATGATTTTAATTTTAAAAGAGTTCATTGGACTGAAAATACTTTTTGTGCTAAAGGGTTAGAAAAAAGAACTGGTGCAGATGGTGAAACTGTATGGTGGAGTCCTTGGTATGAAAAAGAATGTATAAGATTAAAACGTGATAGGGTTAAAATAGCTCAGGAGTTAGATTTGTCTTTTGAGGGTTCTAAAAGATTGGCAATAGAGAATGATTTAGTTTCAAAATATGAAAAAAGGTTTTTATTGCAAGAATATAAAGACATAGAAAATAATAAAACTTATTATGATTATAAAAATAAATTTGGAGAGCGATTTGTTGATTATGAAACAGAGTTTTGGGTTTTTAAAAAATATGAAAAAGGACATAAATATTTAATTGGATGTGATGTTGCCAGAGGAGACGGAAAAGACTTTTCAACAATACAAGTTGTTGACATAGACACATTGGAAGTTGTTGCAGAATTTAGGGGACTTATTTCTCCTGATTTATTTGCTGTTTTAATTTATAATGTTGGAATGGATTATGGAGAGGCATATGTTGTTGTGGAGTGTAATAGTTTTGGTTTAGCAACAGCGTTTGATTTGAATAGAAAAATGAATTATTCAAGGATGTTCTTTTCTAAGAATATTCAAGAGATTTATGTTAGACCACATGATTATAAAGTTGATACTGATGAAAGCATACCAGGGTTTCAAACAACTAAAAAAACAAGGCCATTGGTTGTTAATAATTTACGTTCACATTTGAGAAGTGGTGAGCTTAGAATTTATTCTAAAAGAGTATTAGGTGAATTAAAATCATTTATACAAAATGGAGATAGAGCAGAAGCAGAAAGGGGAAAAAATGATGATTTAATTTTTGCACTTGCCATTGCTTTGTTTATTAGAGATACAGATTATAAAAATGCTTCTGCAAGTAGCGAAATGTATAAAGGAATGTTAGATGCCATAGGATATAGTAGCAATTCTATTTCTGGGGAAAGAAGTAATACAATAAAACAAAATATGGAAAATGTTTCAGATATCCCACCAGATGCTGGAGGTATTTTTTTTAGTGAAAATAAGTCAGATTTTAATGATGAAGAGGAAGATGATATTGCTTGGCTTTTAAAATAAATATTTAAATATTTAAAGAAATTTTTGATTTTATTAAAAAATTTTGCTATATTTATAAAAAAATAAATTAATGGATAATCAAAAAAGTATATTTAGTGGTGTTTTAGATGCCCTTAATGGAAATAGAAGAAAAAAGACTACTATTGATATTAATGATCCAAATTATAGACCAACACAAACAGCTCCAAAGGTAGATACATCTGGAGGAGTAGAAAATGCACAACAACAATTTTTAGATTGGCAAGTAACAAAAATTGCACATGATTTATATACAAGGACTGTATATTATGATACAGACAGAATTTCGGCATATCAAGATTTTAGAGCAATGGATGGTACGCCTGAAATAGCAGCAGCTTTAAATATAATAAGAGATGAGTGTCTTACGCGCTCTGAGCGGGGAAATATATTAGAGGTTTATTCAGAAAATCAAAGAGTAAAAGAAGTTTTAAATGATTTATTTAAAAATATTTTAAATGTAGATTTTAATTTAAGATTATGGATTAGAGATTTAGTAAAATATGGAGATTATTTTGTAATGTTACAAGTTGACAAAGAACTTGGTATTTATGACTTTTTAACATTACCAATGGAAGAAGTTCACAGAGAAGAAGGTTATGATGGACGAGTAGATTCTGTTAGGTTTAGATGGGAAACAACTGGTGATTATTTTGAAGAATGGCAAGTAGCACATTTTAGATTATTAGAAGATTCAAGAAAGCTTCCATATGGAAGGTCTTTGTTAGATTCATCAAGAAAACTTTGGAAACAACTTCAGTTAGCTGAGGATGCAATGTTAGTTTATAGAATTACAAGAGCACCAGAGAGAAGAGTTTTTTATGTTGAAGTTGGTAATTTACCAGACCCTGATGTAAAAACATATATGGGAAAAGTACAAAATCAAATTAGAAAACAATCAATGGTTGATCAGAGAACTGGAAATGTTGCTCAAAAGTATAATCCACAAAACGTAACAGAAGATTATTGGATTCCAATTAGAGGTGATAAATCTTCAAGAATAGATACTTTACCAGGAGCTTCAAATTTAGATCAAATCCAAGATATTGAATATCTTCAAGGTAAATTATTCGCAGCATTACAGGTACCAAAGACATATTTAAACTTTTCAGAAGGTATGCAGGGTGGTAGTACTTTGTCTCAGGCTGATTTAAGGTTTGCACGTACAATTAATTCTATTCAAGAGGCAATTTTATTAGAATTAAGAAGAGTTGCAAATGTTCATTTGTATTTTTTAGGTTTAAATGATGATATTGATAATTTTTCTTTGTCATTAACAAATCCTTCAACACAACAGGAATTGTTAAAACTAGAAACAATGAAATCTAGATTAGAGGTATTTAAAGATTTCTTTTCACATGAAGCTACATCTCCAGCTTCTTATACTTGGGCAATGGAAAATATATTAGATTTTTCAAAATCTGAAATTAAATTAATATTAAAACAGAAAAAGGTTGAGAAAAAAGTATTTGCTGAAATTGAAAGTGCCGTTGAAACATATAAGAAAATTGGATTATTCGATGAATTAGATAATAGATATGAAGATGCAAATGCACAAGTTGAACCTGGCTCTGGTGAAGAGTTTGATGATGGAGAAGGTGATGAACTTGGTGGAGGTGGTGGTGGAAGCTTTGGTGGTGGTGGAAGTTTTGGTGGTGGTGACTTAGGTGGGGAAGATTTAGGTGGAGGCGAAACAAAGGAAGATGAAATAGAACCAGAAGAAGAAGAAGAAGAAAAAGAAGAAGAACCTTTATCAGAAAATATAAAGCGTAATATTATTCTTGAGAGAAATATTAATGAATTATTAGAATTAAAAGAAGAAAAAAGAACAAAACAAATAAAAGAACAAAATAAAAATGTTTTGTTTGATAAAAATAAACAACTAACAAATGCTTCGAAAAAACTAATAGAATCTATTGAAAAGCGTGGAGATAGTTTTAGTAATTTTGAAATAATAGATAATGAGTTAGAATTAACTGGTAGCAAAAAAACTTTACTAGAAAGAAATGATGAGCATAATGAAAAAACTTTAGAGATTTTTGAATCTTTAGATAAATTATCAGAAAATGACTGAGGATTATCATAATATTAAAGAGAACTATTCTCTTTTGAAAAAAACAAAAGAGGAATTAAAAGATAATATGGATGCTTTTTTAATTAATCCAACGCCAAGAGGCAATAGTGCAAAGGTTCAACATAAAATAACTGCTATTAGAACTATTTCTAAATCATTAAGAGAGAGCATAAAAAAGCAAGCACAAGATTATAAAAGTGATTATAGTTAAAAAATAATTTAAGTTTTTCTAAAATTTTTAATAAATTTTTTATATATTTGTAAAAAATTAATTTTCTTTAAAGATTTTAAATGAAAGATTTAAATTTAGATAATTTAGGTTTTGGCGAAACAAAAAATCAAGCCAACAATCCAAACAATATAAACCAAACAAATAGTTATACTCCATTTGTACATACTCATTTGCATACATTTCATAGTATTTTAGATGGATGTGGGAGTATTGATGATTATATTAAGCTTGCAAAAAAGTTTAATCATCCAGCCATAGCAATAACAGATCATGGAACATTAAGTGGTACATTTGAATTTTTCACAAAATGTAAAAAAGCAGGGATTAAGCCAATATTAGGAATGGAAGCTTATGTAAATGATAATATGGGTGAGTTTGAGGAGAAAAAATACGAGGGAGGAAACGCACATCAAATTATTTTAATAAAAAATAAAGCAGGTTTTATTAATGCAAATAAATTAGCATATAAGTCTTTTAAAGAAGGATTTTATAGAAGAGGAAGAATAAAAACAGAATGGCTACTTGAACATAAAGATGGTTTAATTATAACAACATCTTGTGTTGCTGGAAAAGTTGCAAAATTATTATTTGATAATAAGGAAATTGAAGCAGAAGAATATTTTATAAAATTAAAAAGTGAATTTGGTGGTGATTTTTATGCAGAACTCCAACTTAATGAATTAGCTATTCAGAAGCGATATAACAGCTTTTTGATTAAAATGGCAGATAAGCATAAGGTTAAGTTGATAATAGCATCAGATGTACACTATGCATATCCAGAGGACGTAGATCTACAAGACACATTGATAGCTATCAACCAAAAGAAACAACTTGATAGTTCATTTAAATTAAGTACTAGAAGTTTATATTACGCATCTTCTAAGGATATAATGGACTTTAATTATAATTATGGTTATAATTATTCAGAAAATTTTATAAATTATTGTTTAAGTAATACGTTAGAAATTGCTGATAAATGTAATTTTGAGTTTGAAGTTGGTGTAGAAAAATATCCAAAATATGAACCAACTCAGGATGTTATAGATTACTTTAAAACAGAAAATTCAACAGAAATAATTCAAAAACTTGCATTTGCTAAATTAAAGCAAAAAATTAGAGAGTATCAAAAAAACGGTATTGTAAAAATTGATAATAATGTTATTAAGGAATATGTTGATAGATTAAACTATGAAATGCAAATTATTTCTGATAAAAAAATGCTAGACTATTTTCTTGTTAATTGGGAAATAATTAGAGATTATAGAGCAAATGGATTAGATGTTGGTGCTGGTAGGGGAAGTGCGGCTGGTTGTTTATTAACATGGTGTTTAGATATAACAAAAATTGATCCATTACGATTTAATCTTTATTTTGAACGTTTTTTAAATCCAACAAGAAATTCTCCTCCTGATTTAGATATAGATTTTAATAAAGATACCGATGATGTTATAGATAAGTTTTTAATTGAAAAATATGGAGAAGATAGAATTTTATCTGTTTCTACTTTTTCTACATTTAGTGAAAAAGGTTGTTTGAAAGATGTTGTTAGAGCACATCATGGTCCAGATGCAACAGGATATGATTCAGTAGCATTTCAAATAACAAAAGAAATGCCAAACTGGTTAAAAGCAGATTATTCTTTGCGTGATTGGTTTGAGTTTTGGCCAAAAGAAAAAGAGTGTAGCTCAGAAGTGAGAAATTGGTTAACAGATGGCAATAATCAAACAATTTTAAATCAAACATTAAGGTTGCAAGGGCAAGTTAGAGGAATTAGTCAACATGCAGCAGGTGTTGTCATAACACCAACAGAATGTTGGAATGATGTTCCAACTAATATAATAGCATCTAATAAAAGTATTGTTACTGCATACCAAGAGTCTGATGGAAGTGGCAAAGACTTGTCTGCTTTAGGTATATTAAAGCTTGATATGTTAAAATTAGAAACATTAAATGTTATTCGAGAATCAGTTGGTTTGGTGAAAAAACATAAAAACATTGATATTGCTAATAAGGTTGATAATGTTGATTTAAATGATAAAAGTTTATATGCAGAATTAAGGCTTGGTTTAAACCATGGTATTTTTCAGTTTGAAAGCCATGGAATGAATGCTCTAATTAAAGGAATATCTGTGGAGAATTTTGATGAATTAGTTGCTGCAAATGCTTTATATAGACCAGGCCCAATGGGTATTGGCGCACATGAAGATTATGTGAAAAACAAATTTAACCCAAAAAACATTAGATATATACATCCAATTTTTGAAAACATATTGGGAGAATCAAATGGGGTTTTGATTTTTCAAGAGCAAGTAATGTTTATAGCTAATCAGATTGGTGGAATGAGTTTAGGTGAAGGAGATATGTTAAGAAGAGGTATGGATAAAGCATCAAAAATGATTGATAAAGAGTCTAAGGGAGAAAAATTAACAGCACAAGAAGTAAATAGCACAAAGTATCAAAATTTTTTAAAGTATTGGAATATGTTTTTAGATGGTGCTATAAAAAACGGATATCAACAACAAACAACAGAGTTAATTAAATCTTGGATGATTAAGTATTTAGGTTATTCATTTAATAAATGTTTGACAAAAAACCATGTGGTTTGTGTAAAAAACAAAGGTGAAACACTAATAAGTAATGTTAGTGTTGGAGATTTTGTGTTGGGATACAATACAAAAATAAAAACAGATGAATATAATAAAATAAAAGAAATACATCATAATGGAACAAAGACTGTTTATAGGATAAAAACAAAAAAAGGAAATGTTTTAGAGTGTACATTAGATCATAAAATAATGACTGATTTTGGAATGGTTACTTTGGGTGATATTTTAAATAATGGGTTTAAAGTAAAAATTAACACAAAAAAGCTAGATGAAATTATTGAATATAATGAAATAGGAGAAATGGAAACGTTGGATTTGGAAATTGATAGTGAATTTCATAATTTTTATGCCAACAACATATGCGTTTCAAATAGTCATTGTGTTTCTTATAGTTATATTGGAATGCAAACTTTATTTTTGAAACATTATTATCCAACAGAATTTTATACATCACTTCTAAATCATCCAAAATCTTTTAATAAAAAAGAAGAAGGGCATAAATGGTTATCCAATGTTCTTATTTCAGCAATGTCAAAAGGAATAAGAATAAAAAAACCATCAAGAAAATCTGGTTGGAGATGGACAATGACTGGAGAAAAAGAAATTTCAATGGGATTTCAAGGTGTTAATGGTCTTGGGAAAAAAGCATATGATGAACTAATGAGATTTTTGCAATTAGAACAAATAACATTTGAAAATATTACATTAACAACATTTTTTAATTTCCCATTTTCTGTTTTTAATAAAACTGCTTTTGGTGTTTGTTTAAAAGCAGGCGTATTTGATGATTGGTCTAATTCTAGAGAAGAGTTAATGAAGTTAAAACAAAAAAAGAAAAAAAAGAAAGACCCAAACCAAATGGCGTTATTTGATTTGTCATCTGATGAGTTTGAAATATCTTTAAAAAACACACAGGGAAAAATAACTTCAGATGAACAAAAGAAAGTTGATTTTATAGAAGTTTGTAATTTTGATTTAGACAGAATAGAAGAACTATTATCTATAAAAAAATATTTAAGTGAAAAAGCAAAAAGAACAATTGAAAGTATATTAAATTTTACTAAAAATGATTATTACTTTTTCTCTATTGATGAAATAAGAGAAGATTATTCAAAGAATGGAAAAGTTTATTTGACAATTAAAGTTGGAGATGGAATTAGTTATACAACACTAAGAGTTTTCCCCCCTAGAAAAGAAACCAAAGGAAGTTTATTTGAAACTGTAAAAAATACAGCAGAAATTGGTGGGATATATGTTTCGCAGTTTGAAAAAAACAAAAAAGGTTTTATTAATTTTAAAAGAGATGCTCAATTTAAAAAAATAAAATAAAATGAAACAAGATTTTTTAATATATACAGATGGTGCTTGTAAAGGAAACCCTGGCGTTGGGGGTTATGCTTATGTGGTTTATGATTTAAATGGTGTTGAATGGCATAAAGGTTCTGGAAAACAAAAACTAACAACAAATAACCAGATGGAATTGACAGCTGTTATTGAGGCTTTGAAAAAACTTAAAGAAACATATAAAAGTTTTAATGCTAATGTTTTTTCTGATAGTTCTTATGTTGTAAATTGTTTTATTGATGGGTGGTTTGAAAAATGGGAAGAAAATGGTTGGAAAACATCAAAAAATAAAAAAGTTTTTAATAAAGAATATTGGATTGTGTTAAAAAAATTAACCAATGAGTTTGGCGTTTCTTTTAATAAAGTTCCAAGAAATGATAAGAATATTCAAAAAGTAGACAGAATAGCAAAACAACAAACAGTGAACCATAGCTAATGGAAATTGAGTTCTTTTTTTAAAAAAACCATTATATACTCCTTCTAAAATTTTTAATGAACTTTGTAGTGATTGTTAATTTATTTCCTTTAACCAAGAATAATCTTCCTTTTTTTAAGTTGTGTTAAGGATGAGATTTGTTTTATATTTAGATGAAGATAAAGAAAAAAGTTAGCAAATAGTTTCTAGCATAGAATATTTGTAACCATCATATGTATTATCGATTGTGTTTCTTATAATTTTTATGTTTTTTTGATCTAGTACAAGTTCTATTATAGTGTTAGAAGTTTCAGTTATCCATTCTTTTTTTAGAGAATTAGATAATTCTATTTCTTTATGTTTAAATTCTTTTAATGAAAGATTGTCTTTGTGGAAATTATTACTGATGTATATTTTAATTTTTGCAGCAATTTCTTTTTTTTGAGTAATTATATTATTCTCTTCAGTTATTTTTGTAATGTAATTTATTAAGTTGAATTTTGCAAGATTAATTGTTGAACTTATTATTATTCTTGCTTGACTTTCGTTTATTTCTTCAATGTATTTTTTTGTAACTATTTTTAAATATTTTAAAATTTCTTGATTTGTTTCTTCTGATTTTGAAATTTGTTTTTTTAATAAGTTTTTAAATTCAAATTCATCAAGCTTTTCTATTTTTTGTTTTTTAATTCTATTATTATCTTTTATCGTTTGATATATTAAATATATTGTAAATAAAACAATGGCCCCCCAAGAACCAAAAGTTTCTGTAAGTTTAACTAATTCTTCCATTATACTATAATTTTCTTTTTTTAATAAATAATAAAAAATATTTAAAAACCTGTTTTTTTATATATTTATATGTAAAAAGAAATGGCAATAAAAGGAAAGGGAATGAAGAAATTATATCGCATAGCAAAAAAACAAACTAAACAGCCATTAAATGTCGGTAAAAAAAATGAATATATTAAAAAACAATCTAAAAAAATGTCAAAAAAACTTACTTGGCCAGAAAGAGAGTTTTTAAAATTAATGAAAGAGTTAACAATTAAAGTAGAATCGCAAAAAATAGTTGGTGGGAAAATATATGACTTTTATATTCCAGAAAAAAATATTTTAATTGAAGTTGATGGAGATTATTGGCATGGAAATCCAGATGTTTATGAAGAAAAAAATAAAATGCAAAAAAGAAATGTAAAAAATGACCAATTTAAAAATGTGATTGCCAAAGCATATGGATATGAAATAGAACGAGTTTGGGAGAAAAATTTAAAAGAAGACTATTTACAAACAAAAAAAAGATTTCTAAATTTGTTAAAATGAGAAATAATCTAAAAAATATAATAAAAAAAGAAGTAAAAAACATTTTGTTAGAAAATGAAGAAATCTTTGTTCCACATAATTTAAAAGGAAGAAAAGAGAAACGTTTACAACAAATATATAAAATGTTGCAACAAAAACATATTGAAGGAGATTTAGATTTAAGTGATACAGATATAATACACATTGGAAAATTGGAGACTATTAGTGGTAGTTTATGGTTAAGAGATACAAAAATAACATCATTTGGAAATCTTAAATATATTGGACAGAGTTTACAGATAGAGAATACGCCAATAACATCATTTGGAAACCTTGAAGATGTTGGATGGGAGATATATTCAGAAAACACACCAAATTTATCATGGGATGATATACCAAAACACTTACATTACAAAGTACTAGGAAAAAATAAATGAAAAATAAATTACGACATATAATAAGAAAAGAGGTGAATAATTTTTTATCAGAGGGAGAAGAAATCTTTGTTCCGCATAACTTAGAAGGAAGAAAGGAAAAACACTTACAACAAATACGTAAAACATTACAACAGAAACACATTGAGGGTGATTTAGATTTAAGCGATATGGATATAACTCATCTTGGTAAAATGGAAACTATTAATGGAAAATTAATATTAGATAACACACCAATAACATCACTTGGAAATTTAAAAGGAGTTGGGGGGTATTTATTGATAAAAAATATACAAATAACATCACTTGGAAATTTGAAATATGTTGGAGGGTTACGGATATACAATACTTCAATAACATCACTTGGAAATTTAAAAGGAGTTGGGGGGAGTTTAAATTTAAAAGACACAAAAATAACATCACTTGGAAGTTTAAAAGAAGTAGGTAATTGGCTATGTTTAAGAAACACACCAATAATATCTCTTGGAAATTTGGAATATGTTGGTATGGATTTAGATTTAACAAACACGCCAATAGCATCACTTGGGAATACACTCAAGGTTGATGAGTGGATAGATTTAGAGAATACGCCAAATTTATCTTGGAATGACATACCAGAACATTTATATGATAAAGTGCAAGGAAAAAAATAATGAAGAATAAGTTGAGATATATAATAAAAAAAGAAGTAAAAAACATTTTGTTAGAAAATGAAGAAATCTTTGTTCCATATAACTTAGAAGGAAGAAAAGAGAAGCGTTTGCAACAAATATATAAAATATTGCAACAGAAGCATATTGAAGGTGATTTGGATTTAAGTGGTATAGATATAACTCATCTTGGGAAACTAGAATCTGTTAGCGGGAACTTAAATTTAAGCGAAACAAAAATAACATCACTTGGAAATTTAAAAGAAGTTGGGGGGTATTTATGGCTAAAGAGAGTATCAATAATATCACTTGGAAATTTGTTTAGGGTTGGAAGTACTTTAAGTTTATTTGACACAAAAATAACTTCACTTGGAAATTTAAAAGAAGTTGGTGGAAATTTAAATTTAGAAAGAACATTAATAACCTCGCTTGGATACATAGAAGAAGTTAATGGGAGTTTGTTTTTAGAAAACACACCAATAGTTTCTCTTGGAAACTTAAAAGAAGTTAGGGGAAATTTAAATTTAATCAATACAAAAATAACTTCACTTGGAAATCTGAAAAAAGTTGGTGGAGATTTAGATTTAAGAAATACACAAATAATATCACTTGGAAAACTAACCGAAGTTATAGGAAATTTAGATTTAAGAGGCTCGGAAATATCATCACTTGGAAACCTAAAAAAAGTTGTGGGATACTTATGGTTAGAAAACACACAAATAACATCTCTTGGAAATTTGGAACATGTTGGTATGGATTTAGATTTAACAAACACACCAATAGCATCACTTGAAAACAAGCTCGAAGTTGATGAATGGTTAGATTTAGAAAATACACCAAATTTATCTTGGGATGATATACCAAAACATTTATATGATAAAGTAATAAGAAAAAAGAAATAAAAATTTTAAAATTAAATTATATGAAAAAAATAATACGAAAAATAATAAAAGAAGAAATTGATAAAATATTTGAATTTACTACGGCAGAAATAAAAGAAAAAAGAGAAGATGTCAGCGGGGATATAGAACGAATGGATAAAAACATTAATCGCATTAAAGGTGAAATTGAAGTTGTTAAATCAAATAAACAAAATATCCAGAAAACAAGAGGAAACATAAAAGATGTTAATCCAGAAGTTGAAAAATTAAAAAAACAATTATCAGGAAAAGAGTTTGAAAAATATAAAGATATTGAAAAAGAGAAAACAGATTTATTAAAAGATTTTGAACAGGAAAAAGCAGAAGATTTAAAAAATAAATCTCAAGTAGATATGTTACAACCATCTGAAACAAACATGGAAACTAGTACAGAAGCAGGACAGCCTTCAACGCCAGATGCACCAAGCATTCCATAATAATTGAAAAAATATTGATTTTTTGTTGATTTTATTTTTTTTTCATTATATATTTATAATAAAATTAAAAAAAAATATTATGGAAGAAGAAAAAAAAGAAATTATCTTAGGCAATAATAAGACAACACAAGAAATGAGTAAAGATATTCCAAACGAATTCATAGATACAGAATTTAAAGTTCCTACTGAAATGGTAAAGTTACCATCAAAAGGTGTTTTTTATAAAGATAATATAAAAGAAGTTGAGGTAAAATATTTGACTGCTGAGGAAGATGATGTTTTATTTTCTCCAGAATTAATAAAAAGCGGAAAAGTATTAGATGCACTTTTGCAAATTGCAGTTGTAGATAATAAAATTGATCCTTCAGATATGCTTATTGGGGATAGAAATGCAATTCTTATTTATTTAAGAAAAACAGGTATAGGAAATATTTATCAGCCAGGCAAAATGACTTGTCCATCTTGTGGTGAAAAATATTTACCAGATGTAGATTTGGATAAATTAAAAGAAAAATGGTTAGAAGATATGCCAGACGAAAATGGTTGGTATAGTTTTTTATTACCAAAAATGGAAAAAAACATTAAATTTAGAATGTTAACAGGTAGAGATGAAAACAAAATTTCTAAAGCATCTGAGAGTGGAAAAAAAGCACGTAGAGGAAAATATAAAGTTTCTAAAGGAATAACAGAAAGATACAAACTTCAAATTATGGAAGTTGAAGGGAATAAAGATAAATTATATATTTCTAGATTGATTTCTGCAATGCCAATGAAAGATTCTGCTGTGTTTAGAGAATATGTAAAAATAATATCACCAGGTGTTGATTTTGATTATATATTTGAATGTAAAAAATGTGGTCATTCATATGAAGACAGTGTTCCGATGACATATAAACTTTTTTATCCAGATGCAGATTTGTAAAAAATATTTGTGGTGAAAATTTTGTATATCTTTTGAGTTTTTAAAAACTAATAAAATAGATGGATTTGACATTGAATGAATAATAAAAAAACATATAAAGAGATATTGATTGAATTACAAGAATCTGTTAACGATGTTAATAAAAGTTTTTATGATATTAAAAAAGAACAACAAAAGCTAAAAAATAAAGAGCATGTTTCACAACTTTTTAGTGTTGTTAATCTCCCATCAGAAGGAAAGTTTTATGAAGATAAAAGAAAATCAGTTTTAATAAGATATTTAACATCAATTGAAGAAAACATATTAACAGATGAAATGTTAATGGAGTCTGGAAGGGGTTTGAAGATGGTTTTGCAAAATCTTATTGTGGATGATGTTGATGTAGATGATTTAATATCAGGGGATTTCCAATCTCTTTTAATATTTTTACGTTCTACTGCATATGGAGATGTAATAAAATTTGAACCAACTTGTCCATTTTGTAATAAAGAATCAGAAAATCAATTTGAATTATCTTCACTTGAGTTTAAAAAACAAAAAAACACACCAAATTCAAATGGTAAATATCATGTTGCTTTCCCAGAAATTAATATGAAAATAACAACATTGCCAATGACTTTTGGTAGTGAATTAGAAAAAGAAAACGAAGAAGATGAACATTATGTTTATAATGATGAGAATGGTAAAGTTAAAATAAAACGAGAAAGAACAACATCATTAGCTTATTGCATAGATGATATAAATGGAGAAAAGAATAGGTCTAATATAAAAAAAATAATAAGAAGCCTTCCAAAAAAATATACAGATGAATTAAATAAATTTATTAAAAATAATGAAATAGGAGTTCAAGAATATATTAATTTAAATTGTGAGTTTTGTGGAAAAGAATTTAAACAAGAAATGAAAGTTGGGTTTAATTTTTTATCATTACCATATTCATATAGACAATCTATGTTAGAAGAACTATTTATATTAACTTACTATGGAAGGGGTTTTACATATAAAGATGCAGCTCAAATGCCAGTTTATGAAAGAAAATGGTTTATTAAAAAAATAAACGAAACATTACAAAAAAAATCAGAGGCAGAAAAACAAGCATATAGTAAAGCAAAAAAGAAATCGAAAAAATAATTTTCCATAAAATCAATGCAACCTTTTGATATTTTTTACGTATAGTTTAATGAATTTATCAATATTTTGACAATTCATCCAACGACTAAAGTGTGTTGGCTTTTTTATTGAATTGATCGTAAAAAGCGAATAAAAAAACAAAATGATTAAAGAAGAAATATTTGTTCCACATAATTTAGAAGGAAGAAAAGAACAACGTTTGCAACAAATATATAAGATGTTGCAACAAAAACATATTGAAGGAGATTTAAATTTAGATAATATGGATATAACTAATCTTGGTAAATTGGAATCCATTAGCGGTTGGTTAAGTTTAAACAATACAAAAATAACATCTCTTGGAAATTTAAAGGAAGTTGGTAGTTATTTATATTTAGAAAACACACCAATAACATCTCTTGGAAATCTTAAAGAAGTTGGGGGATACTTATGGTTAGAAAACACACCAATAACATCTCTTGGAAACCTAACCAAAGTTGGGGATTTATATTTAAGAAATATACCAATAACTTCTTTTAGAAACCTAACCAAAGTTGGGGGATATTTAGATTTACAAAACACGCCAATAAAATCTCTTGAGAATTTACAAGAAGTTGGGTATAATTTGTATTTAAAAGACACACCAAATTTATCCTGGGAAGATATTCCAAAACATTTACATTCTAAAGTAAAAGGAAAAAAGAAATGAAAAACACAACAGAAGAAGAAATCTTTGTTCCATATAATATAGAAGAAAGAAAAGGGAAGCGTTTGCAACAAATATATAAGATGTTACAACAAAAACACATTGAGGGGGATTTGGATTTAAGAGATATGGATATAACGCACCTTTGGAAACTGGAATCTATTAGTGGTTTTTTAGATTTAGAAAGAACAAAAATAACATCTCTTAGAAATCTAAAGGAAGTTGGGGAGTATTTAGATTTAGAAAACACATTAAGTTTATTCTGGGATGATATACCAGAATATTTACATTCTAAAATAGTAGGAAAAACAAAATAGAAACTTTAAAATAAATAAATATGTATTTAATTCAAAGAGGAAAATTTAAAAAATCAGATCACAAAAAAGGAATTGATTCTATTTTAAAGTTTGATTATATGAGAAGTTCAGAGTTTGAGTGGGGAGCATTGCCAGAATCGTTAAAAAGAATACGTTCAAACATTAAAAAATATAAATACTTTGATGTTAATATTAAAGATAAATCAATTACGATATTTTCAACACTAAATGAAAAAGATATTGTTAAAAAACTCAATTCTCTTGCGAATAATGAATTTCATCTAAAAGAATTTTCTGCATTTGATGATTATATAAAAAGCTCAGGAAGTTTTAGAGATAAGTTTGATTTTTGGTGGGATATTAATGGTGATTCTATGTTTTGGAAGAAAAACAGTGATTTTAAAAATGATTTTAAAAACTTAATAAAATAAAAAAATTATGGAAAATAAAGAAGTGGTTAAAAAAGAAACACAAAAGAAAAACATTGCTATTACGCTATTTAATACTCTTTATGTTGTTTTGTTTTGTTTTGGAGTTGTGTTAATTGTGTTTAAGTTTTTTAGTTATCCATATTTATTTGAGGGTGTTGTTTTTTTGTTTTTGGGAGCCACAGGTTTTTTTGTTACAAATATAATTGTTGTATTAAACAAACTTGTTGACATATTTTTAACACAAGCATCAAATCAAAAAACAATAATTGATAATATAGCAAACCTACAAAAGAAGCAAGGATATATGTCTAATTCAATTATTGGCAATTTTGGAGATGGAATGATGAAGTCTATTAAAATTGATGATACTGATGGAACGAATTTGCAAGAACAATTAAAAATGGCGTTTGAAGAAATGAACCAAGGCGATAAAGGTTATGAACACTATTCTCTTGAAAGATTGCAAATTGAAATAGATAAAGCAATAGAAAATGATGATTTTGAAAAAGCTGCTGTTTTGCAAAAAATACAAAATAGTAAAAAAGAAAGTTGATAAATTTTTTAAAAAGACTGATTGTTTTAAAGATGACTAAAAAGTTCAACGTTCTGTTAGAACATTAAATGTAGTTTAAATTAAAAATTTAAAAAATTTTCATATATTTATAAAAAATAAAAACAATATGAATTTTCTTAATGAGCTAGATAATCAAGACAAAAAATACAATAAAGTTTTTGAGGGCATTTTTAATAAAAATAAAAATTCAAATAAAATATTAACTTATGCAAAAGGTGGTGGATATAATTTAAATGGAAATTATATACGACAATTAACAAGCGATGGGTCAATATTAACTAATTGGGATGGTACGTGGCAAGATAAACAGTTTAATTGGCTTCCAAATGCAACATTTGAAGCTAATGATATTTTTATTAAATACAAAGAAATTATTTTTTCTGGAATATGGGAAAGTGGTGATTTTTATGGAAAATCTTTTTATGGGGCTAGTTCTTTATTTAAGGGTGGGACTTTTCACGGAGAAATATACAAATCTCCAAACAAATCATTTTTAACAAACCCAGAACAGTATTATTCTGGGAAATTTATAGATAATAAAGATGGGATATTAGGACGAATTGATTTTGCTCAAGAGCATAAAAGTGTAGATGTTATAGAATTAATACAAATACCTGTTGGATGGTTTTTTGAATTAAGTGATGTCAATGGGAAAAAATTAACTATTCAAATATTGAAACGATTAGATGAAATAAGTACTGAGTTTAAATTTTTGCTATTACCATTAAGAAAAGAGGTAACAATAAAATGGGAAGATATCAGATCTCAATATAAGAATAATGGTATTTTAACAAAGGGAAAACCTTTCTCTTTGTTTAAAAGTAATCATATTGAAAAAGTTGTGAATATTGCTATTAAAAAAATTGTACCAATTTTAATTAGTTTTGCTTCTGATGAAAATTTAAAAAAATTTTTACAGTATAAAGGAGAACCATTAACATTTGAAGTAGAGCCGTTTTGTTCCGAAGCAAAAGTGTTTATTGAAAAATTTATTGTTGATTTAAAAAAGGGAGATGTTAATAAATTATTGCTAGACTTAAAAGAAAAAATAAAAAATGGCGAAATAACTGGGTATAATAAATTTAGTTATTTGGGAGATGTGTTTAATAAGACAAGAGGAAACGATAATTTAGATAAAAACACAATGGATGAGTTAGAATATTTAAATAATATTGTTAGTTATGTTGGAGGAAGTGCTGAGGCTAAAAATAAAACTGGAAATTTTATAAATGTTAAAAATCGTATCTCTAAAAAAATAAAAGCATTCTTACAAATTGATGCTAATTTAAAAGTAAAAGAAAGTGATTCCGATGAACAAGGTAGTGTTGATGATGTTGAAAAAACAAGTCAACAAAAGAAAAACGAGTTTCTAAATAAAACAAAGAAAGTTTAAGTTTGGCTGGAATGGTTTAATATTTACCCACTTTTTAAAAAAATATTTCTTTATAATTAAGAAAAGTGTTAAAATAAAGTGGAAAATTAACAAAAATTAACATTTAACCCACTTTTTAAAAAAACATTTCTTTATAATTAAAAATTAAATAATAAAAAAAGGAGTTTGTTATGATTATTTTAAGAAGATTAATAAAAGGTTTAATTTATGTAGGAGTTTCTATGAGTTATACATTTAAAACAACATCTACAAAATTGTTAGATAATGTTGAATATTATGAATATTTAAACGGCGATTCAACACTATATTCTAATATAGGAGTTATTGTAGGATTTTTGTTTATTATGTTTGCCGCTGTTGGCGTGTATTTTATAAGTACTGCTGTAAATGGAGTGGAGAATATTGATAAATATGAAAGTTCATGGGCAGAACATTTTTCTGGAGGAGGTGATTGTTCATATGTAAATGATGAAAATGGAAATGTAGATGGTAAATATGAGGGAATAGAATCAATGCAAGATTTTAGAAGTTCTGTTCTTAATTCAATGTCACAAAGCAAAGCTGCTTCTGAATATACAAAAACAGCTTGGTTAGATGGAGTAATGAGTAATCCAGCAGAAACAGCAAACCAAAGTACTATTAATTACGTAAATTCAAAACTAAACTCAATGAGCCAGAGTGCTGGATATGAATGGTTGAAATCTTAGTTTTAAAATTATAGTTTATAAATATGTTTAAAAGCAATCTTTAATAGGTTGCTTTTTTTTGTTGTTATAGTTTTTAAATATTTACAAAGAATTTTTTATTGTTTATATTTATAATAAAAACTGATTAATGGCAAAGAATGGCGATATGAATGCTGCAAGTTATAAAAAAGCATTACAAGCGGCAGATAATCTTATAAAAAAGCAAAAAACATTAAACACACAGTCAAAATTGTTTGATGCTACATGGGATAGTATTGCAACAAATTTCACCAAAACATCTGGTTCAGATTGGTCTAAAGAAGTATTGAAGTCAGTAAAGGATATTCATAATGAAGTTGATCAGCTTTCAGATATGAAACTGAAGTTAGGAGAAGTTGGCGATGCATTAAATAGAGGATTTATAAAAGCCTCAGAATCAATAATTGGTACAGATGGAAAAATTGAAGGTGTTTTAGAAACATTTGCAAATACATTTAAAACAAAGTCAAGTGTAATAAACAATGATATTTCTAGTTTGTTGGAAGGTAGTCTTAAAGATTCTGGTGGAAAATTATATGATGAACTACAACAAGATATGAAAAATGTAGGTGGTTTAACTGATGAACGAATAAAAAAAATAGCAGAATCTTATAAATTAGAAGTAGAACAAGTAAAAAACATAGCAAATGTTATAAAAGATAAAGATATAAGTTCATTAAAAGCATATGAAAATGTGGAATCTTCAATTGAAGGTCTTAATAATATTAAGGATGAAAATTTAAGAAAAAGTTTTGCAATGGCTTTGGCAGAAAAGGACTTGGCAAAATTTGTTGATCAACATGGAAAAAAAGCACTTGATATATTGGAAACGCAAGGTATTCTTAATGGTGAGATTGGGAAAGGTTCAATTAATTATTTAAAAACAAAAAAAGGAGTAGATGAATATGAGCAATCTATTCAAAAAGCAACAAAATCACAGTTTAGACTTGAAAAAGGACTTAAAAAAATGGCAGAAAATTTTGCCAAAGAGATTATTCCAAGAATGTTTGAGTTTGATAAAATGATAAATGATACTCAGAAAGATTTTGGGATTGAGATGGATGAGAATAGTGGAAAAATGTCAGATTTAGTTATAAAAACAACTAAATTTGGAATGTCTGTTGAGGATACTGCTATGTTTATGGGGTCTTTGGGCACTGAATTAAGAACAACTAATTTTGATGTTTTAGCTGGGGCAGCAGATGATTTAAAAGCAGTTCAAAAAGCAACTGGTATTTCTGCTGAGAATCTTGGTATAATGACTGGTGAAATGATGAGAGCTGGATCTTCATCAGAAGATGTTGAAGAAGCGATTGCAAATGCTAATGCTAATGCTAAATTGTTTGGAGTAAACTCAAAAAGAGTATTAGATGGAATGGCAAAAAACATTGATAAAATGCGTACAATGGGTTTTGTTGGAGGAGTAGAAAGTTTGCAGAAAATGGTAATTGAGGCTGAAAGATTAAGGATTAATGTTGATGAGATTTTTGATATGTCTGGAAAGGCAAGAAATATACAAGGTGCAATGGAAATGGCGGCAGAATTACAACTTGCTGGTGGTTCTTTTGCGAATATTAATCCAATGGATTTGCTTTCTGCTGCAAGAAAAGGTCCAGAAGAAATGCAAAAAATATTATCTTCTATGGGAGATGATATTGGGAGTTGGAATAAAGAAACTGGAGAATATTCATTTGATCCAGTTGATGCAGAAAGATTACAAATAGTGGCAAATGCAACAGGCGTTTCTCTTGATTCTATGACAAAGATGATTCAGAAAAAAGCAGAAGTTACAAAAAAAACACAGTTTATGCCAGATTTGGCCTTTGATGGATTTACTGATGCAAATGGAGACACATTAACCTCAGAGTCTGTTAAAGATATGTTGGCAGAAAGTATTGATATAAAGGGAGATATAAAACCAGGAAGTCTTTTAAGTGATAGTGGGATAAAAGATTTATCCAAATTAACAAACGATCAGTTAAAAGGAATAATGGATCAAAAAACACGTGAAGAAAAAAACTTAGAAAAACAAGCAGAGGAAAATATGGCATTTCAAGAAGCGGCAACTGCTTTTAAAAATACTTTATTAAATCTTTTTACTAAATTGCAACCTGCATTAGAAGGATTAACAAAAGGTCTTCAATGGGTTACAGAAAAATTAAGTCCAGTAGGAATGGCAATAACTGCTGCATTATTATCATTTGTTGCTTTTGGTCCTAAATTAATAGGTTCAATTGGAAAAATGGTTTTTGGATTAAAAAACATGGGTTCTGTACTTAAATCTGGCAGTATTTCAGGTGCTATGCAAAACAATATTTTGTCAAAAGGTAGTGGAGGAACAAATAAAATAGTTTCCTCTGCAAATGCTGCACAAGTTTCAGATAGTAAAGTGCCAAAGTCTAGAACAAGCGGTTTAACAACTTTATCAACAGGTCTTAAGTCTATGGGTAGAAAAGGTGTTATAAAAGGTATTTTAAATACTGCATTGGCAGGTCCAGCTTTATTGCTTTTGTTACCAGGTATGCCTACATTGTTTTTAATGGCAGGTGTTGGTGCATTAGGAAAACTTGTTGAACTAGGATTTAGATCAATGGGGAAGGGAATTTCTGCTCTTGGTAATTATAAGGGCATATGGAAAGGAATTGCAGTTATGGCAGTTTTAGGTTTATCTTTAATTCCGTTTGCATATGCAGTAACTCTTCTTGCAAGTGTTAGTTGGGATGGGTTATTAAAAGCTGGTATTGCAATACTTGGTTTTGTTGCGATAATCGCATTATTAGGTGCAATTGTAACTGGTGGTGGATTTATTCTTATAGGAGTTGGAATTCTTGCTTTAGTTGCCATAGCTGCAACAATGTTGTTGGTTGGTGTTATGTTTTCTGTGTTTGGAGACAGTATAAGTAATTTAACAGAAATTGATTGGGGTGTTTTAGGAGAAATGGGAATTGCATTATTAAAATTATCAGGTGCATTGATAGCGTTTTCAATAGCAGGTATGTTTTTTATGAATCCAATTGCATTGTTGGGAATGACAATTATGCTTGGTGTTTTAAGTTCTATGGGAAATATTTTAGCTCCACTTGCTGATTCTTTAGAAAAAGGGTCAAGTTCACTTGAAACAATGGCAAGTAGTGTTGAAAAACTAAATAAAGCACTTGGTGAGTTAGATTTTGAAAAATTAGAGGAATTAAAAGAAATTTCCAGAGGTCTTGCAATGGCATCTATGGGAAGTTCTGGTAAATTAATATCAGCATTGGAGAAGTTCACAAGTTCAACACAAAGACAAGGGACAAGTACAGGAAAAGGTAAAACAAATAAGCTAGTAATCCAACTTACAATGCCTAATGGAAGAGTTATGGAAGAGCATATTATTGAAGATATAGATAAAGTTAGTTAAAAAATTATGTATAACGAATTTGAATTTCTGGATGATAAATATTATAGAGAACAAAAAATTGAAAAGTTTTTTGGTGAATTTTCTTCTGAAGCAAGAAAAAAGTTACTATCAAAAAACTTAAACAAAACTGAAAGTCCTTATGATTTTTATTATAATACAACAAGAAAAGAAAATCTTTCTAAGAATGTATTGAACTTAAATAAAGACTTAGATGAATTTTCTGAAAATATTAGAAATCAACAGTTGGCTAAAATATTGCCTAATATTTTTAGATTAGAAGAAAGTTCAAAAGAATTTAGGGAATCGATGGTTCACAGAAACAACCTTCACAATAACATTGATAAGTTGGCTAATATTTCAGCAGAAAAAAGAAAAGATTTATTATCCAAAAACAATGGAAGTGACACAGATTTATTGGGAATATCAACTGTGTTTAGAAGAGATGATTTAGCAAAAAATAGTAATGATTTATCAGAAGAATTGATAAAATCTTCCGAAAGAAGTGAATATAGAGATAACAATCTTAGTAAAAATCAAAAAATAGAAAATGATTTAGAAGATAATTCGAAGATTCATAGGAAACAGGGTTTATCTGTTAATGTTAAAATTAATAATGATATAGATGAAGTTTCTGATAATTTTAGAAATAACAATTTATCAAAAAATATTCAGAAAACATCTTCCTTAGAGAATAGTTCAAGTTTTTATAGAAATGAAGATTTATCTAAAAACACTCTAATAGAAAATAAGTTTGAAAATTCTTCTAATATTTATAGAGAAGAGGATTTGTCAAAAAATATTCCAATAAATAATGATTTAATAGAGCAGTCAAATGAATATAGAGATGAGGATATTGCAAAAAATATTTCAATAGAAAATGATTTTAATTTATCATCTCAACGGTTTAAAAATAATAATATAGCAAAAAATGTTTTAAAAACAAGTGATTTAGAAGCATCGTCTGTTTATTATAGAAATAATAATTTAAAACTAAATCAAGAAATTGTTACCAAGGAAGATGGTGAAAATGTTTCTGATATTTATCGCAATAAACTTTTAAGTCAAAATGTTGTATTGGAAAATGATTTAGAAAAGCAATCTCAAGATTTCAGAAAAGACGATTTATCTAAAAATGAAGAAATTGTTAATAGTTTAGAAAAAAATGCCATTGTTCATAGAGAAGAAAATTTATCTTCTAATGAAAAAATCACAAATGATTTAGAAAAAAAATCTATTTCATATAGAGAAGATGATTTATCTTATAATGAAAAAATCACAAATGATTTAGAAAAAAAATCTATTTCATATAGAGAAGATGATTTATCTTATAATGAAAAAATCACAAATGATTTGGAGAATGATTCTGTTTCATATAGGGAAGATGATTTATCTGCTAATGAAAAAATCACAAATGATTTAGAAAAAAAATCTATTTCATATAGAAAAGATGATTTATCATTTAATATACCTATAAACACAAATTTAGAAAATGATTCCATTTCTTACAGGAATGATGATTTAGGGTTTAACATACCTATAAACATAAATTTAGAAAACGATTCCATTTCTTATAGAGATGATGATTTATCTGCAAATGTACCTATAAACACAGATTTGGAAAACGATTCTGCTCCTTATAGGAATGATGATTTATCTACAAATGTACCTATAAACACAGATTTAGAAAACGATTCTGCTCCTTATAGGAATGATGATTTATCTACAAATGTACCTATAAACACAG